TACAACTTACCCTGTTTCTTTAGTTCTTCTTTACGCATTTCTGCGTAGAGTTTCATATAATTTGGATCAGACCTTTCAGGTAAGTTATCATATATTTTCTTTCTAGCCATTTATACTCCAATAAGTTATTTTTATTTATTTATAAAAAAACAAACCTTAACTTATTTTGCAATACGACTAAAATTTCCCTTCTTCTCGAATTTAATTACGGATCTAAACTTGTCGAACAGTTGGTCTCCTTTATGTGAAATGACGAACACGTTTGTATCGGTTCCCATTTCATTAATCAATTTCAAAAATTCTTCTGTACCTACACCATCAAGTGATGAATCAAACACTTCATCCAAAATCAACAGATTGGTATTTGTACTATTCTTCATCTTGGCAATTTGGCGCCAGGTGAATAGTAAGGCCAAGTCAATACGCATCTTTTCTCCTTCGGAAAAATTAGCGTAAGAAAACTCGTCACGATGGCGACTCTTAATTGTTTCATTGAAGTTCTCGTCTATGTTGAAGTTAACAAAAAAGTCCATTGCCGATAAATATTTGTTAATCAACTTGTTCATAATGGGTAGATATTGCTTGACGATTCGGGTCTTAATACCACCATCTTTTAACAATGCACCAGCATATTCCAAATACTGTTTATCTACCAATAATGTTTCGTATTCTGTCTTATTTCGTTCTAGCTCTGTACGCAATTCTGATAGTCGTACATTATCTTCTTCTGATGTTTCTACCTTAGAAGAAAGTTCGGTTATTTCCGCAATCATTTTACTGATGTACTTGTTGATTGCAGTAATGGTAGATTGATTCTTAATGACTTCACTTTGGTGAGCAGTAATGTTCTTCAACAACTTGTTCACAGATTCCATCTCAGCATTTACTTTTGATAACTCCGCTTCAACTTCCGTAAGATTCTTTTTTTGTACGTTAATCTTTTCGGTCTTTTCGTTGATTTGAGATTCTTTCCATTCAGGAGTGATGGCTTGTTTACATGTAGGACAATCGTGGTTGTTGTCATAGAACTCAATGTCTTTCGTGTTTCTAGTAATGTTGGTATGAATCTTACCTTGGATTTGAAACAATCCTTTTGACTTCTTTTCCAACCTAGTCTTACTATCACCAACTTTTTCGGTCATCTTGGTGATGTGTTTGGTGATTAGTTCATTGTCTTTGGTAAGTTTTTCTGCTTGGTCTTTGGACTTACCAATATCAACCTGACGTTTTTCAATCTCATCCGCATTGTGTTTGTTGTGTTCTTGGATAGACTGCAATTGCATCTTAATCTTTTCTTCAGTCAAAGATATATCATATTTGACTTTGGATAGACTTTCTTTGTTGATAGAAACCTTGTCTTTCACCACACCATTCATTGTGGAGAAGATTTGAATGTCTAGGAGTTCTTCGATGATTGTTCTACGGTCAGCAGGAGATAACTGCATGAACGGAACAAATGAGGCTGAACCAAGGATGACTACCTGCGTAAAAGACTTATAGTTTAATTTGAGAATCTGGTTCTCTAGGANATCTTGATAGTCTTTAGCAGCTGCATCCTGGTTCAAAAGNNTATCATTNCANTAGATTTCAAACTTGTTAGGTTTGATACCACGAATGATTTTGTATTTCTTTGTACCAATGGTCAACTCAACTTCAACCAATGCATCNTTCTGGTTGATNGAGTTTAANAGTTGTGGTTTATTTATTTTACGAAACGGTTTACCAAACAATGCAAAACATAGTGCATCGAGAATGGTGGACTTACCNGCACCATTCTGACCAATAATCAAAGTATTGGTAGACTTGGTGAAGTTAATCTCGGTAAAATGGGCCCCAGTGGAAAGAAAATTCTTCCAACGGACTTTTTCAAATGTAATCATGTTTCAGTATGCAAGGCCTCTACGTAGAGTTCTTTCAATAATGTTTTCAGTCTAGTATTATCTATCTTATCTTCTTTGACACCATCTACAAACTTATTAAGAATGGTCAAAGTATCTTCTGCTTGGTCAACCATACTGTCATCAAGACCTTCGGTCAACTCAGTGAAATCTTCAGCAACACTAATGTCTGCTGGATTCACATTATACAGGTTATTCATAAACTTGTCAAACAGAAATGCGTTTGTTTTGTTTACTACTACCACTTTTACATAAGTGTTTTTGTATTTTGATAGGTCTTTGTCGTTAATCTCTTTGATTGATTCCACTTTGTCATCATAGATGATGCGGTGAAACATTACGTTGGGATTTTGTACAAAGGTAAGGTCCCTGTTATCCAAATCAAATAAATGGAAACCACGAGGGTCGTTATAGTCCTGCCAAGTAAGCTCATACGGGTTACCAAGGTAGTATATAGAGTCAGAACTAGACTTGTGATGGTAATGACCACTAAATGTAAAGGCAAATTTACGAAATACTGCACGGTCTATTCCTTCTTGTGATTGCATTCCACGATGCATTGCAAATCCAGCAATTTCAAAGTGACCCATACAAATTTCTGCGGAAGTATTCTTCAATTCTTCCATCGAACGTTCATAATTTTCGGCACAAATCCATGGCATCATGCAGATATCATGTGTTGTTTTACCGTATTCTAAATGAATGGTTTGTGGTGAATCAATGACATTGATGTTATCATACTCTGCCAAAAGGAGGTCAACAGAGTTCACATCATTGGTATTCTTGTAATACGTATCGTGGTTGCCAGCAAGCATGTGTACAATGATATCCATTTGTTGGAGTTTATCAAAGAACATTTCTTTGGCACGTTTCAGTGTGTAGAAGTTGACATACTTCCTACGGTCAAACGTATCACCAAGAATCAATACGGTCTTGACGTTCTCTTTGGCCAATGTAGGAAAGAACACCTCATCATAAAACTTCTGATAGAAGTCTAAGAATTGAGGTGAATCGTTTCTTGCACCGAAATGAATGTCGGTGATAATAGCGATTTTCATACAGACACCTCCTTATCAAGTTTTTTCATGTTAATGTTTGGATTAGGTCCGTTACATCCAATTCTGGATTCAGGATCTATTCCCTTCAGATAATATTTTTTATATAAATGTTTAGTTACATTTGTTGTTTCTTGTAACTCACGCCAGCCGTAGTATAACACACCTTTATATTCTATGGCAACAGTGTTGTGAACATCTTTGCCTTTTAATCCATGTTGACCGTTTTTTCTTGCGGTTTCTGGTGTTATTTTACCAAATCTCCAACGTTCTTTCATTTTTTCGGAATGTTGTTTCCTTCTTTCAACATCATTCATCCAGCTCTCCAACACAGATTTACTTTTTTCATCATAATATTCTTTTGTTGCTTTGGTTTTGTGCCAATTGGATGAAGGATGTTTATCTCCTTTTAAACCGAACATTGGATTATCGGATCCATATGTTATAAAAGCATAATTTTGTGTAGAATTCTTTTTTAATTTTTCAAAATCAAATTCCATATATCGTAAACTATCAAAAATATCTTCCATACATTCTCCAATTAATGGATATATTTATAATAGTTTGGTGCTAGAAACGATTATTCTACAAACTTTTCAATACCCTGGGGCTTGTTTGCCTGTTTCTTGTCTTTCTTTGCCTGTTTGGCATCTTCGTATGTTTCAATGAACTCGGCAATGTTGTCATATAATTGGAACTGATTGGTACTACCATCTTCACCTTCCAACATTTCAAACTCATCTAAGATACCAATTTGTTCTGTGGCCTTGTACTTCACATACAGTTGTTTCTTTTCTTTCTGGATTCTACGTAAGAACGCATAGTAGATGATTTGCGTGAAGTATGCAAAAGGGTTGTTAGACTTGGTTGGGTCAAAGTTGTTGAAGTACATCAAACAGTTTTCAATACCATCCGAAATCATTTCTTCTCGGTAAGTATAGTTGATGAAGTTAGGTTTATGTGACAACCCTTCGGCAATCTTCATCCAGCATTCACCAATGTAATTGGGAATTTTTGGTTCTGGTTTACCAGCCTTGGAAGCCTCTTGTACCTTAGCTTTGTACTCTACCAGTGCAGCAAGAAAGTCTGCGTTATTAATGTAATGTTTAATTTTACTCATTCAAATATACCATAAAAAGTTGTTGACAAAAGGCTTGACATGTGACATAATCCGCAATGTAGCCCCCTTGATGATATTAATGGATTGGTTTCCCTTTAGGACTTTCTTCATTAAATATATTTTGGATGTATTCCTGTTCCAATTCATCCGGAGATTTATTTTTAAGTTCCTCTATGGATACTTCCATAGTCTTAACCGTATTCTCATAGTAATCTTTAAAGTCATCATTGACTTCCATTTCACAGATTACTTCTTCCAATCTTAAGGTCACAGACCTACCTTTCATAACAGCAATTGGTAACCAATGTTCCAAAGCTAGATTAGTACCACGAATCTCAAACATCATTGGATATGTTAACTCAACCGTATTAGTTCTATTGTTAAATTCAACAAGGCTGATAACATCCAAACCATCTTTAAGTCTAAGGATTTTAGTTTCTATCATTTGAGTCCTATGTTATACATTTTGAAAGTGAACTTCTCACTTGTATATATCTTGACTCTTTCCACGAAGTGTTTCAGTGTAAAGTTCATATATTTCTTGTGTCTCATGTCATCTGCAATGTCATACAGGGTAGCCATGGTCTTACCTTCTGCATTACGTAGACCACGACCAATAGATTGTAAATTACGAACACGGGATTTAGATGGTGATGCAAAGATGATGTTGTGGAGGTTACGAATGTTGGTACCAGTAGAGAATGTGCCATACGATGCAACCACAATTGCATTAGATTCTTTTTCCATAATGGCACGAACCTGTTCCCTATCTTCCGTATCCACTTTACCATGGATAAAGTAAACGTTTCTACCATTCAGTTTCTCTGCGGTACGAATCATGTCATATAGAATCTGTCCATGTTTCTCCACCATTTGGAATAATACCAGTGTATTCTTTTCCATACTCAATGCCAAATTACGAATGAACTTATTACGAGCTTCACTTGCAATCAGGTATTGCATTTCTTCTTGGTAGTTCTTTTTGGAATATTCTTCACAGATTGCATCATTGTGTTTCAGAACCAAACACTTGATTTGAAAGTTTGCAACCTTGCCTTGGTCCATCAGTTCTTTTGTGGTGATAATCTGTCTTGCAGGACCAAACAAACCTTCCAGAACCAACTTGTGTGTCTTAGTACCATCTAAAGTACCAGTCATACCAATACGATATTGTGCATTGACTAATGAAGTTAGAATTGTTGTAAGTGATTGTGCCTTGAACAAGTGTGCTTCGTCACCGATAATATAATCAAACTGTTCAAAGAACTTTGCATCCATTTTAAACAATGACTGCCATGTGGAGATTGTTAAGGCTTTGTCTGTCTGTTTAACCATGCCTTTGTAATCATAAATCTTGTGTACATTGGCCTCAACATCAAAATCATTCATGTAAGAATAATCTTGGAAGTCTGTGAACATTTGTTCCACCAAAGATGTAGATGGAACAATCATTAGACCTTTGAGTTTCTTGAAGTCGTTGAACTGTCTAAAGAATAGATACGCAATCAGAGATTTACCTGAAGAAGTTGGTGACACCAACAATCTTCTGTGCGTTTGCATACCGTCAACAAATGCATCCAACTGATGTTCGTTAACTGTAATTGATTTGCCTTGAGAAGATAGATTCAATGACTCTGCAAATTTCTTTGCATGGTACATCGAGAACTCGTCTTCCACCAAGTTATCTTCATAAGTGTATGAACGCTCTTCACAGAACTCTTTAACGTAAGGAACAAGGCCAAGGTAGATTTGGAACGTCTGCAAGTTGAATAGACGAATCTTACCGTCCCAGATTCTATTCCTAAATGCAGGAACGAATTGGTATCCGGGTACAAAGAATGTAAAGTATTGAGAAAGTTCCATGGCCACATGCCGTTCGCATGTAATCTTGGCATATACCCCATTCTTTTGGGCAAGTATTACATCAATTGCCTGCAACAAATTTCTCCCATGAGATAAAATCTCTCAGTTGCCATGTACGTTGTTTCAACTCATTCATAATAGATTCAATAACCGAAACGACTTCTTCATGGTAGACCTTCTTTTCAAGTAGTTTGATTAGGTCTTTGTCTGCTTCTAAGTATGTTGTAATGTCAGACTTCAATGCAAATTGAAATGGTTCCCAACCATATTCATCCAATTCGTCTTTAGACATTTTGCCTGTAAAGTATTCCCATTTAACTTTACGCATACGTAGATAATCAAAATGTGCCTTTTTGGTGGCAATCTTGTGCTTGGTAAGTATCGCCAGATATTTACTGTGATACTTGGGAATGTTTAATAATTCTTTTGATGGCTCAGTCCGGTCTATGACCGAATCTGAATCCCACATTTTTAAGACTTGCTCTAGTGTTTCCATTTTATACTCAAAAAACAAATAATGTAGATTATATCACAATAGTATTAAGAAGTCAAGTATTTGTATGATTGATACCTGAAAGATGCAGTACAGGTAATGATTTCATCCGCAGAAGACTTAGTATCAAAATTAATATCACTCATCGAAGTTGGGAAGCAATTAATATATTGAATACGAAGAATTGGATTATTCAACGCACTCATAATAGTTAATGTGGCATCTGCCATATTGTCTTTGCCACTTTGACGACCTTGAAACCCTTCTGCATTACCAATGGTATTGAACCAATTGTACAAATCTTTCCAACCTTGAAGGTCTTCATCTACAATGAATCTAATGTCTAGAGGATTGAAAGTTAATTTGGTACCAGGAGAGTACAACTCTAACAATGGTGATGAACGTTCAGCTTCACCTAAAGAGATACCAGGAATGTTAATTTCTTGGCAAAAGTACTGTGTGTTGACGATACGAGAAAACGTCAACAAGAACTTGGTTGCTTGTAACGGATTGGTATTCTGTGGGTTTCTATTCAGTGCAGTCATTTTATCTCCTATGTTACTATTTAGGAGGCGTAAAAAAAGGGACCCGAAGGTCCCTTTTATTTGAATTAACGCAAATTATTCTGCGTCCGTAGTTTCATCTTTTTCATCGCCACCACGTAGAATTGCCAATGCTTCTTCTAACAAAGAGATTAGGTGTTCTGTTGCTTCGGCTTCTTCATCTGGTTCTGTTATAATAGCGTCCGTCAATGCACCCAATGTATCTGGAGTCACTGGTGCACCTGTAGCGGTTGCAACTACTGCTGCAATTGCATGTGATGCTTCAATTGCTGCAGCTGGGTCAGTAACTGCTGGTGTGGCCGCAACTGCTTCTGTAACTGCTGCGGTCAATGCAACTGGGTCATTTACTACTTCTGCTGGTGCGGATGCAACTGCCGCAACTGCTGCGGTAACTGCCGTTTGTGCTGCTGGATCTTGAACTGCTGGTGCAGCTGCTTGTGCGGTAACAACATTAGTTACCACTGCGGCTGCTGTTGGATCTTCTGTTGCTGGAGAAGTTGCAACAACCGCTTGAACTGCGGCCTGTGTTTCTTCTGGAGTCGTAGTCGGTTCTGCGGTAACAACTGCTGCAGCTGCTACGGTTGTTTGGTCTTGTGTTGTATTGTCTGACATAATATGCATCCTTTTTAGAAAATCGGTTATGGAATGAAACATGATTTACTCCTTTTCAATCATACCAATATTTAGGATAAAACATTGTTTCCAAATTGTTACAGACATAAAAAAAGGGACCCGAAGGTCCCTTTTAAAAGTGTCACTCTTAACGGTGACTCTTTGACTTGATTACATCAAGTTTTTAACACCGAAGATACGGTAGTAAACGTTTGTACGTGCGTTCAATACGCCGTTACCAACTGTAGAACCTTGTGCAAATGGGTTAGCAACCATACCGTAACGTGTTTTGAAACCAATTTTTGGTTGGAATGTGTATTGGTCAACTGCACGAACCATTTGTAGAGGAACGTATGGGCAGTAGAAAATACCAGCATCATAAGGTGAAGAACCTTTGTAACCGATAGTTACCAATTCTTGGTTAGATGCATAACCACCAAAATATGGGTCAATGTACACTTTGATACGACCGTGCAACATACCAGCAAATGTATTGCCTGTATCGTCAACTTGTAGGTCAGCAGACAAAGCAGGAGTGTATTGCAACACACCAGCCATAGCCATAGCAGATGCAACGTCTGATGATACAATCAGAACGTTACCTTTACCACGACGAGTTTGCTTAGCGATAACGTTAGCATCACGTTCGATTTGGAAAATCAAACCTTTGAAACGTTCAACAGACCAACGACCGTTAGAGTCTGTGTCCAAGTCGAAGTAACCAGCAGTAGTTGTACCGTATTGAGCACCTGCCACAGCAACTGTGTAGATTGTACGGATAACTTCACGGTTGATTTCAGCCAAGATTTCTGTAGACAGAATGTTAGACAATTCTGTTTCTGCATCCAAACCGTGGATTGCTTTCAAGTCTTGTGCCAATTCAAGTGAGTATTCTGCTTTCAAAGCACGAGATTGTGCAGTAACAGTAACTTTTTCAATTGAGAAAGCCATTTGTTGGAACACGCCACCTTGGTCAGCACCCAAGATTTCAGCTTGTGCTGTTTTCAAACCAGTACCAGTTGTGAAAGCGTTAGCTGTCAAAGATGCGATTGGGTTAGTAATCGTATCACCACCTGATGTGTTAGCGAAACCGAAGATGTTTGTGTTGGATGTACCAGACACAGCACCTGAGAAGTCAGTGTTTGCTTCGTTGTAGAATGCTTCGTTAGCGTCTGTTGAACCAGCAGTACCTTGTGAACCGTACTTAGCACGCATTGCGAAAATCAAACCTGTTGGGCCTGTCATTGGTTGAACACCAGCAACATCATACGCAATCAAGTTAGGTAGCGCACGGCGTACCAAAGAAATCAAGATTGGGTCGAAGTTGTTGATACCAGCACCAGTAGTGTTGGTAGGACCAGTGTCGGAAGTTTCGTTCAACTGGCGAGCAGCTGAAGCCATTTCACGTTGTTGGTTTTCCAAGATAACAGCTGTAACAGCTTTCTTGTATGGATCTTTAATGGCATCCATTTCAGCGTGTTCCAAAACAGGCTGCCATTTCTTTTGTAGTTCTTCTGATAGAAACATGAATTATCTCCTTGTTAGTTTCTTTTTATGGTAAACTTTATTTATTTACCTGCGGTTTTTGAGAGTGTTTTAACGATTTGATTGACAAATGGATCGCCAGACACGGATGCCTTTTCGTCCACAAATTCAATTTCTTCGTTCAATGCAGAACTTTCAGCAGAGATTACTGGTGCATGGAAGTAAGAACTTCTCAATGTTACCAATTTGTCTGCAAATTCTTCATCGGTAGTAAAGTCTACACTCTCTGCAAGTGATTTCATTTTCTCTACCTGAGTCTGCGTTAAGCCTTCACATACTGCATGTACGGCTTCCATTTTTTTCTGTTCATTCAATGCTTTGTGTAGTTCCACATTAGATTGAATTTGTTCATTGATTTGAGCTTCCAATTCTTCAACTTTGTTGGTCAATTCTTCAACAACGTTTACTTTTTCTTCTGGAATTTCAATGTAGTGTTCTGTGAATAGGTTGTGTAGGCCTTTCATAAAGTCTTCTACGATTTCAGCACGTAGACCACTTTCGATTGCCAATTGGTTGTCTTTTACCCATTCTTCGGCCATGTAAGAGATATAGTCGTCTAGTTTAGTAGACAATTCTTCTTTAACTTGTTCAACAGCCATTTCGAATTCTTCGAACAATGCTTCTTCAACTTCTTCCATCAATGCAGATGTACGTGCAATAACGGCAGCTTCAAAAATTGTAGTTGCTTTTTCTTTGAATTCTTCTGATAGGTTTTCGCCAGACAAAAGTGCGTCAACGTCAGATTGAACGTCTTCTTTCATTTTTTCTTTTTTCAACATTTTCTTGATAAGCTTCTTGTCTTCTGCTTCATCATCATGTTTTTCGAAAACCAATTCACCTTCAGATTCAGTTTCTTCTTCATGGTATGATTGGAAGTGAGCACCTGGGTTAGCGTGGAAAGTTTGTTGAGCCAATTTAGCTTTAACACGGTCACGAATGTTTTCATATGATGTTGGTTCAGCTTCTGCTTTTTCTTCATCATTTTCCAAATCTTTACGACCATCTTCTTGTTTGTTGAATTCTGGTTTCAAGTGTTTTTCTGGTTCACTGCCAACTGGTGGTGTTGCACCTGGAGGTGTTGCTGTTGGAGCACCTTTAGTTGGTTGTGGAGCACCATCGTGAGTTTTTTGAACTTTGGTACCAATGTCACCAACTTCGTGAGTGTGTGCAACAGAACCGGATAGTTTGTCGGCACCAACTTCACCGTGAGGTGCGTGACCGCTTGAGTGATGTGATTGACCACGTTTTGCGGTAATGTTTGAATCGAAAGTTCCTTTAGAATCTTCGTTCATCAAAACTGCTTTAGCGGCATCAGCTAGATTGTATTTTCCCATTTTGAGAATCTCCTTGTTTTTTATAATGGATATTTATAATTAGAGTTTTTTGATAAAGTTTTCGAAAATTTGAATACTTACTTTTTCAATATCTTTAACTGAAGCATGAATCATTTGTTTCTTAGCTTCGTCATAGTCTTGTTCAGTAAATTTTCCGTCTACTAACATCCACTCTTTACCTTCCATAATACCTTGAACAAAAGCTCCAGGTGCGGAAGGGTCTGCTACTATATCTGCCGCTGTGGCTAGATGAAAGTCATCTTGAACTATATTAACACCGTTGACGGTCTTCAATGAACCCAAACCACGAGATGATACGCCTAGTTGGCCACCACCTTCAATGATTTGACGAGCAATAGTACCCATTGGTGTTTCAAGAATTTTTGCTTTGCCTATCCACTGGTGACCCTCTTGGCGCAAACCCACAATNAAGTGAGACACACGGTCAAGGTTAATAGATGGAGTGTCTGGATGACCCAGTTCACCAAAGGCACGGTTTTTTGTAATGTATTCTTCGTGATAACGGCCAACTTCTTTACGCATGGTTTCTTCTTTGTACATGCGGCGGTTACGGTTGACTGTTTCTGCAACTAGGAAAGGACCCTCAATGTAAAGAGTTTTCTTTCCGTCTTTTTCTTCGTACAAGTATTCAACTTGTTCTGTAAGTTCTTTGATTAGTTTCATGGTCTTATTCCGTATTGTCCGTAGTTGAATGCTGCAGGATCGTGTAGTTGTCCACGGTCATACATGTTATTATCTTTACGCAATTCAATGAACAGTGTGTATGCAGTATTTGCAATTGCACCCATACCAAAAGTTTTAACGCCAATATCACCTGTTGGATTTTGTGCGTTGTTCTGAATTGATACCATACCTTGTTCTTCTGAATATTGACCACATAGGTCCATGTTCATAATAGGCACGCTCTGTGCAGTATTCGAACCAGTCCAGTACAACTCTACATATCCTTTTTGTTGGGAAGCGATATTGTAACCAATTCTGGAAATAGACAATCCGTAATAGGACAATGGTCCGGTGTTTGAAGTACTGGACAATAGGTTTGCTTTGGAACTATCCAACGCACCATAAAGAGTATTTGCTTGAATACGGTATGCATTGTTTTCGTCACCTGATCCATCAAAGTTGGCAGTCAACTTAATGACTGCTTTTTGGTTTGTGTCTTTTAAGACTTCGTATGTAAATAAATTAGCCATTATGGTCTGATTCCGTAAGTTGATCCGTAGTTGAATGCTGCAGGTTCGTTGAACTGACCACGTTGGTACATTGCGTTATTCTTACGTAGTGTAATAATCAATGTGTATGCTGCGTTTGCAACTGCACCTTGAGTTTGAATACCAAGGTCGCCATTTCCACCTATTGAGTTATTCAGAATAGATGGTAGTTGTTCACCAAGACCAAATTCACCTTGCATGTTCAAATGGAAGATGGTTGCAGAGTTTGCATACTGTGCTGAAGGTGTTGCACCGCCGCCGTTCCAATAAAGTTCAACACCACCAACGTTAGATGTTGGAAAGTTTACGTAGTATTTTAAACCTGTCAATTGCAAATCGTAATAAGACAACGCACCAGTGTTTGATGTGTTTGACAACAAGTTTGCTTTTGAAGAATCTAATGCACCAAATAATGTGTTGGCTTGAATTCTAGTGTTATTAGCTTCTTGGCCAGAACCGTCAAAATTACCAGTCAACTTAATAACTGTATCCGTAACGGTGTCTCTTAATATTTGATAGGTAAATTTATTTGCCATTTATTAAACCGCAACGTCTTGTACAGTTGCACCTTGTGTTGGTTCAAACATTCTTTGTGCCACTTCCATCTTTTGATTTTCTAAGTGAGCCATTACTTTTTGTTGTAGTGCTGCATAGAAAGTATCACGCATTTCTTTGGCATTATCTTCTGCTGCAAAATCTACGATTGCTCTTGTATCTGTTGGCATAATTTTCTCCTAATGAATTGTATTTATAGTATTCTTTTCAACTTACCGAAAGTTCCGGTATCATCTTCTAGTCTCAAGTCACCTTTGACATTCTCTTTTGTTTGTGCTTTTGAGTTACCTGATTTGGATTTTGGTGCAGTACCAACTGTTGATTTTGCTTCTGCTGGTTTACTTGCACCACCTGCCTCAGGTTGTTGAGGCATTTGTTTCTGCATTTCGATTTGGTTTTCCATATCAACTTGACCTATCATTTGTTGTTGTGCAACATTTGTGGTTACTGATGTTGGTAGACCTAAACCTTCTTCTTTCTCATCATTCATTTCATTGGTCATCTCATCAATCTGGTCATCATTCATACGCAATACGTTACGTTGAATCCAGGCTTGAGAGAAATAACGACCTGTATATGGATCAATTGCACTCAACAATGTCAAACGTTCTTTCATTAGTTCGGCATCTTTCAACTCTGTGAAGTTGTTGTCTTTAATAAAGTCGTAGTGAATGTGTTCTTTGAACATTGTCCATTCTTCATCAGTACAGATACCTTTTAGAACACATTGCACACGCAATGCATGGTCAAATACTTCTGAGAATTTAGAACGTAGACGTTCCACAAACTTGTTGAATTTCAATTCGTCACGAGTAACTTCTGCAACACGACCGATAGAGAACCCAGAGTTCTCAGGATTCAACCTGGAGACTGGAACGTTCAATGCCTTATACAGTTTCTTCTCAAAGTACTTAACGTCTTCCAACTCACCTAGGTTCTGTCCACCAGGTAGTGTGGTAATTTCTGTACCTTTGCCACCTTCTCTACGTGGCAACCAGAAGTCTTCCATCATTGACATGAATTTACGGTCATCACGTACTTCACCTGTGTTAGCATCGTATACAAGTTTGTTTTTGTACTTAACCATAATGTCACGTAGGTATTGTTCCGCTTTTAGTTTCGGCAAGTTACCAACGTCAATGTAAAATATACGGCGTTCAGGAGCACGAGATATACGATAAATGACAGTCGCATCTTCAATCATTCTCAACTGATTTAACGGTTTAATAGCTTTATGCAAATACGATAGAACCACAGCTCTACGAGAATCCATAAGGCCGCTAACGATAGAAACAATAGAATCAGTGGTAATCCTAACTCCAACAGGCCCAAAATTGCTAGTAGAACCAGTGACAACCTTATCATTGTAGATGTAGTATTCATTGACCACCTTCATAATTTCTGCGCCAGTGCGCTCATCTTTTTGTTTCTTCATTTCACGGACTTTACGTAGTCTACGTGGGTCGATGTAACGAAGTTCTTTAATACCTTCTTGTGGTGCTTCACGGTTAATAATAACGTGATAGTACAAACGACCATCCACATAGTATCTACGGAAGATATCTTGTGACATTTTTTTGTAGTTCATCAAACGCAAGATGGTTTGGAACTCTGCCTTGATGGCATTCTTAATCTTTGATGGTTGGTCTAAGTCATCAAGTACCAACTCAATAACATTACCGTCATCATCATTACAGATTGCTTCATTAACTATATCATCTATCGCAGATTCAATTTCTGGTTGCATGGCCATTTCACGATAACGAGAAATGAGTTCAACCTCATTCTTTGCAGTACCGTCAAGGTCAACATACGTACCATAATATGCGGCAGATGTGATAGTTAATGCACCGTCATCCTGTGAAGGAGGCGTAAAAGATTGTTGAACTGTTTGTTCCAGTTCATCCTTCTCACGAGAAATCGTGAAGCCAAACAGTGAAAATTTATTAGGTGTTGCCATATTTACTCTAGTTAATTACAAAATCAAAAAAAACATAAAGAGGGACCGAAGTCCCTCATAAAAATCAGGTTGTAGTGATAGCTTCCCACCATTGATATGAGAAGGTAACTGCAAATTCTTCAATAGAATCATTAGAACCCCAATCCAAATCAATTGGTGCCAAGTCTGTTGGGAATAAACCAACAAAGTTGTATTGCTTCAATACGTTGCCCGTTTTACCATATTGTGTAACTAATGCGTCTACAGAATATGAAGATGGTGTTGCAGAACCTGCATCACGAACGTTGCCAGCATGACTGTTGATTGCGTTCAACCAACTTTCAACTGCGTTACGAATTACAAAAGACTCATCGTTAATAATCTGCAATGTCCAGTCAGCGAACGTTCTGTTACCTGCAAATTTCAGTTCACGACCAAAGTAGTAAACTGGTACTGTATTAACTGTTGAACCAGGTAGTTGAGAAGCTTTAGCCATGAATGTGACTTGCTGACCAGCTTGTGCGGCACCTGGAATATTAGTTGGAAATGTTAGAGTCACTGCAAATAGATTAGGACGGGCACCGTCTCCAACCATATTTGAGCGAAATTCTGATACATTAAATGCCATTATGTTCTCCTATTGTTCTTATTTATTAGACTGCACCGACAGTGGTTGTAAAGTCAACACCAGTACCAACAGCAACAAAGTTCAACTGGATAAAGTTGATAGAACGTGCAGGTTTAATGTAAATGTCACCAACAAATTGGTTGCTGTCAATAACTTGAGGTGTGTTATTGGTTGTATCGCAAACAACTTTAAAGTCGGTAATACCACGGCGACCTTGTACGTCACGCAAGAAAGGAGTAACCAAGTTTACAAACTGAGCACGAGTAAATTCATCATTCAATTCAAACAATGAAGATTGTGCAGCTTTGTTAATTGCTTTTTCTAGTGTGATGAACAAACGGCGAACGTTAATACGGTCAAATGCACTTGGTTTATTCAACAAAGTCTTGTCACCAAATAGAACTGTACCTTGGCCTGGGAATGATACAACAGGGTTTACACCTGCGGCATACAATGCATCACGGTAAGTTTTTGTTGGGTTCCATGCCAATTTGATAGCATTCTTAATTTGACCACGATTGAAACCAGCTGGTGAGAACCATGGATCACGTACTGTATCTGTGTATACACATAGACCAGCAACGTCACCGTTTAATGGAATCCAACGATATACGTTATTGTATTTGTCAAATTGGTATTTCCAACCTGAGTCAGCAACAGCGTAAGAAGATGTGATACCCAAACCATTCAACCATGTTGTAATGTTTGATGATTCGTAACCGTTTTGATTGATAACAGCAGATTGTGGTGGAGAAATGAATGCCACACAGTCTTGACGGGTAGAAGTGATGTTACTGATTACGTAGTTTTGAACTGTGTTGGATGCATCAGCAGTCAATACCAAAGAGATATCAATAGCTTCTTTGTTTGTAAAGTATGACCATGCAGTTTGTAAGTTTGCATCGGTAGGTGCCACTGATGTGCCGTTTATCAATGAAAACGTGTTTGTTGTACCATTAATTGATACGTATGATTGGCCGTTTGCACTTCTACCCCATGAACTGTAAGTGTTTGAGTAGTTAACAGGATCAACTGAGTAGATGTATTTTGAGTTATTGAAAATTACTTGTTTGTAGTAATTTGATGCACCATTAACTTGTGCGTCTCCGGCTTTAGACAAGAACGGATATGTTTCCAAAACTGTTCCTACAGCAGATGAGAAATTACCAACAGAGTCGATAACAACAATGTGAATTTCATCATTTGAACTACCGTTAGAAGCTGCAAAAGAAGATGTTCCTGGAGCTGTTGTAAAATAACCTTTGTAAGCCCATGTAGCAAAATCGTTTGCGTTGTCACAAACAGAAACTGTCAAACCGTTACCATAAGAACCTGCATAACGTGCCATGAAAGGACCGTATTGGTTTTGGTTGTTGTTATTCAACAATGTGTATTGGAAGGTTGAGTGATTTGCAATTTGAACGTTTGCGCCACCTGTGTTGGATGTTGCGTTATATGTGTTTGAGTTGAGTGCTCTAACAATTTGCAAATTATTACCATAAGCCAAGAAGTTGGCCGCAGTAAAAAATGATGCGTATGTAGAGTTATCAGGCGCATAAAAACGGTTAACAAGCGTTATTTCGCTGTCAACTAAAACGGGTACGTTGGCTGGACCCCAACCAAAATTTCCAGCTATTGCACCAGCAGTAGTAAGTACAGAAGGGACAACTGTTGTTAAGTCAACTTCTGATACGTTTACACCTGGAGAGATTTGAAAAGCCATTGTTTTCTCCTTGAAATATTATTTTTTTCTCTGGCAGTAGAATACCATATGAGATATTTATGTAAGGCTGGTTTTACAACCTTTTGAACCAATCTCTGGTATAATTTGCATAGGTACCTTCTCCGTTTGCAACTTCCCATACATCACCACCCATAACTTCAAATTCATTTGACATTCCATCTTCAATAATTGGTGCAGGAAGAACGTCATCGTCCATCTGGTTCATGTTTTCTAACTGAATTTGTTTGCGGATGTCGTGGTTTACAATCTCTTTGAAGTATTGTTGGGTAGTTGCCCATGCAAAAATGACCAAAGACATTACCAAGTCATCGTTTGCACCCATAGCCGCAGCAAAAGAGTTCTTTTGTTGTTCGAAGGTGGTCAATTCTGAATATGTATCAAAGTCGTTGATGATAAGTTTGTCACCTTCAATCAAAGTCTTCAAGTTGGAACAACCAATTGCCTTGACCTGAGGTGACATTTTCAGACCCATCTGTACACCACGAGCAAAACCTGCACTCAATTGTTGTGGTTTCTTATTGCCTGTGAAGATTTTCCATAAGTTTTCATACTCAAAGTCTACATGTAATGAGTCCGCAACTTGTGGGTTGTTGTTAATTTCAACCAATACATACGCATTGTTGTACATTCTTGCCGTATTGTAGATGACGGTTGGGAATAGAATTGGTGTTATAGACGAACTGTGGTATGTTGCAACTTGTCTATATGGTGTGGTTGATATATCAATCACGTTGAAGGCTGAATAGTCTAAGTTTTTACCTTCTGATACGTCAACCGTAATTGCATATAAGTGGTCTGACTTGGCCTCATTTTCACCTTCTCTGACCGGCATTTCATAAATTCTCAACAAGTCATGGTTTGCAATTGGGTCACGGTACGCAATAGTCTGCAACTTGTAACCAGAAACCAATGTGTTTGAAGAACCCAAGAACTCGGTTTCAAATTCTTGACGGAACTGACGTTCACTTGTGTTACGGATTGTTTCTTCTTTCCATGCTTCGTCACGACCTGGTACCATTGACCAGTGAATTTCAAAGTTCTTATAACCGTTCTTACCGTTAATTGAGTCCATCCACAACTTGTAGAACAAGTTCATACCGTTAGGTGTAGACACAATAATAATCTTGGAAGTTTTACCAGATGAGATAACAGGGTAAACAGAGTTAAAGAATTCTTCAGCGATGTTGTTTGGAACGAACGCAAATTCATCCAAGAATACCAAGTTAAAAGAACCCCCACGAACCGCAGAACTGGAAGTAGAAGCTGCAACAATCTTAGAACCGTTTTCAAGTTCAACATTACCTTTGTTCCATGTGACAACACCTTGTTGCAACCACATTGGTAAGTTTTCATATGCCAGTTGGTATTTACCAAGAATATCTCGTGCAAGTGAACCCTTGTTCGCCAGGACGGCCACGTTTTGTGTATCAGTAAAGAGTGTCAACCACAATAGATACGCCACGGAGGTGGTGGTTTTACCCACCTGACGAGGACATTTAGTGATTGAGAACCTGTTCTGATGATAGTTGCGAATCATTTCCTTCTGGAAAGGCCACATCTTGAACTTCATCAGACCTACGTCAACGTTAACAATCGTCACATAGTTTTCGGCAAAGTAAATAGGATCCTTGGCACACTTTCTATATTCTGCAATTGTTTCTTGCGTCCATTCTACCTTGACACCAACTTTTTTAAGTAAAGGATTGTCACGGTAAGAATCTCTGGCATCTAAGACATAATCATCTTCATCAATCATTCAGTACCCTTAAGCATCTTATTCAACTCTGCGGTTGAACCGACAAAGATGGCTGCTTTGTCAATCTTGGTACCACCTTCATTTTTCTTGCCATCCATGTCACGCATTTGTTTTTGTACGTTCAACAGTTCTTTGTTTGCATCTACCATGTTCTTTAACAAGGTTGCATACACTTCAAAAGCACGAGGATGTTGACCTGCACTGGCAATTTGACGCAATTCTTCCATTGCATCTTTACCACTGTCGATTAGGTCTTGTAGATTTGATTTGGTCTGTTCATAAGAATCGACCAAGTCTTGTTTCAAGTCAAGGTCACCGACTGTAGATTCTTTTTTCTCAACAGAAACCAGTGGCTTGGGTTTGTTTTCTACCGGAGCCACATCAAATATTTTTTCCATGTTCTTATCAAATGTATTCATTGTTATCTATATTCGGTAATTGTCGTATTGGCTATATATGGCGTAGTTGAGTTTGCGTTTGCAGGATTTGGCACACTATTGATTGTCACCCATTTTTTTGGTGGTAAATCGTAAGATGTGAACAAATAGTTTGCGTTGGTTACAAAACCATATATTGGTCTGTTAGAAACAAAGTTACCCTGAATATTATTCAAGCGAAGTATGTGATTGGTAGTATCCCAACTGACAACTGTTGCGGTAGCTGTTGCTGTTCCTATTGTATAACCTTGGTATACCGTTTCACCAACTTGATAACTACCAATACCAGTTGAAGTATTAATCGTGAAACTTATAATCTCGTCTGGTGTGATATCGTTGTAAATATTGGTGATTGAATTTTTGATAAGACCAACTGATGACACTGGACCATAGAAGTTGGCTTTCACCGTAAAGTTCAATGTCCAAATAATCATACGTGGGTCTGAACTTCTATCACCTTCATATGTAATGTCCTGAGTTACACCATTTAGAATAACAGGAACTTCTTTGATGATACCCATTTCAGGAATCATATTTAATTTGATAGTATAATCTGGTGTGAAGTATGGTAGAATGTGTTCGATAACTTGTGTACCATCTTCAATGTTACGCACATATAGGTAAAGACTAAAATCTATATTGTATGGAACTGGAGTATATTGACCAACAGAACCGCCAGAAGATTGAGAAAAGTTTCTAGTATTTGTGTTTTGTTTTCTGGTTGCATCGTATGTCATACCAGTCATTTCAAAAGACAAACGTGGTAAAGTCATTTGAACCTTTTTATCCAAGTTAAAGTCTTCTTCTAGACGCAACACATAGTGTTCTTTGGCTGCATATGCAATAGGCACCAAGAAACGTTCTGCCTCACTGTTGTCAGGATTATATCTGACCAGTGTAATGTCATTGAACATGTTGCCAAAACCGACAACAAGTTTACGGATGATACGATTATAGAATACGTTTGCCATTAGATACTACCAAAAGGATTGATTTCGGTGAAGTCGATAATTGTATTTGCAGACTGGTTGATATACAAGTTATCATACTTCTCATTGTTCAATTCAACATTCATTGGATCATAAGAAACTAATGAATATTGTGCGTTACTAGATGCACCAATAACTGCCACGTTATCTCTAAATTCACCTGAAATATTTGTTACTGATAGTATAGCTGTTGTTGTGTTCCAACCTGAAACAATAGCTTCCGTTATTGCATTTGCGTATGTGCCATCTGAAGATTGGAATACAATTTCTTTGTATGCGTAAGTTCCTGAACCTGTACCAGAAATCATTTGTAGGTCAATAGTGTATGCAGAATTGTCCACCACAATGTCGATATCTGCCACACCAGTACTGATAACTTCTTGTGAGTATTTGTATTTTTCCATTTCCAATTCATAGAAATATGGTTGTTTACGACCCAATGTAAAGAAATCTTTGTTTTGGTTTACAAATTTGATTTCATACAATTCACCAGTACCGTTTAGAAATGGTACATACACCAAGTCGCCTTCACGAGGACGAGTAAAAGTATTTTGTGGTACTCTTTCAGAGAATGAACGTTTAGAGATAATGACGTTGATGTTGTTTTTGATTTCTAAACCAAACTTAGAGAAAAACTCTTTCTCACCACCGTACTCCAATGCATTAGATAAGTAGAATTCTACCTGAAATGCTGTGTTAAATTTCTTAACTGGGTCTTCACCGTACAACAAGTCACGAGCTGAATCATTATCATTAGGAAGATAATAGGCGGCAAAACCCATAATCTTTATGGATTCAATAATCAAATCTTCTACAAGTCGTTGTTCAGATTTGTTATTGTTAAAGTTATTGAAGTACTGATTAGTTCCCATGTTAATTCATATACCATTCTAGTGGTCCACCATAGTTTGTAATCATGTCTTCTTCTAGTCGTTTGATTTCTTGCATTGCTTCATCGTAAGTTTCTTTACCGTTCAATGTCAAACCACCAGGCAATTGAATGCCACCAAACTTCTTCATGTTCTCACCCCATGAACGTTTGATAAGTGCTGTTGCATATTCTTTCAACCAACGGTCATTCCATACTCGGCCGAACGCAACAGGATCAATTACTGCATAACATTCTGCAACAATTGTGGTACCAATAGGTGCTTCTGATGCACCCCAAGCCCAATCAATATACAGACGTTGCATGTTTCTGGCGTAACGAATAGGAACTTCACCAGTAAACATCAATTCTAACGAACGTAAGTGTTGTTGTGTCAGTGTATAGTTAATGTAGGATGCAGATGTGAAGTCATACAATTCGTTCAAACGTAATTGATAACGCAAGTCGAACATGTTGATACTCGACTGAGAATCTTGAACGGGAAATACACGAGTAATACCAATAATTTCTAATGGATTTCCTGAGGTATCTAATGCATCACTCAAGTCAACATATCTTTTGTCAACTTCACCATAGTTGAAACTGGCCACGTTTGCTGTTGATGTGTATAGTGTTCCGTTGGCTGCATAGTATTTCAATGGTTCACCAACAGTAAATGGTGCATTAGCAACAATTTGAATTGTGGTATTGTTTGCACCACTGAAACCAGTAACTTTACCTTGAGCACCAGATGATGCACCAACAATCGTGGTATTTGCAGTAAAATCACCTGATATGTTTGCTGTAGAAACAATCTGTGAACCAGTAACCATTTTGATATAGTAGACCTTTTGGACACCATCAAAATGATAGTCTTGCCAGTATTGAATTGCATCGTCAATACGGTCTTCCACCTGGTCATCATCCACGTTGATGTTGACGACAGGGAAACCTAATCTACGTAGGCAATAATTTTTAAAGTCATCTCGGTTGGTAATAGGTGCAGCCATTTGTTATCCTTTATTCTGGATATTTATCATTGCCTTTAAATCATCAATTTGTTTCTGTTGTTCTTTGATAGCCTCAATCAACAAAGGAATCAATTTATCATAATGAACCGTTAGATATTTGTCGTCAATAGGTGCAGGTACAACAATTTCAGGAAGAATTGCTTGAACTTCTTGTGCTGAAACACCAACTTCACTTTTTACTTGGTATCCCAATGCTTGTGCAGTTTCGTTTGCTTGATAATAAAAACCATTCAATGACAAAACTTTAGCTAACGCATTGTCAATATTGTTGAATCTAGTTTTTAATCTATCATCAGAGTAGTATGCGGTGATGTTGTTTGTTGCACGAATTTCACCTGTTGTTCCTGATGCTGCGGTACCAACACCAAACGAACCAAATTGAACTGATGAGGTCGTTGTGATTGCTTGTGGAATGCTTAAAGTTATTGCGGCGGAACCGTTATAGGTTGTACCTGAACTTACAACCAAACCTGTACTAAATGTCAATGCATTAGAAACGGAACCTGCGGAACCTGTTGTACTCTGATTCAGAGTTGGAATATCAGCAGCAACAATAGCTCTAAATGTTGGAACACCAGCAGAACCGTTAGGTGCGGCAAGAAAATAGTTTGCAGTTTTTGATGCGTATGGGTTTAGTGTGTCACCATAACCAGATGCTAAACTGATTGCGGGTGTTGTACCACCAGAAGAAACAACAGGAGAAGTACCTGTTACCGATGTTACACCACCACTGGTAAATGAAGTATTACTGATTGATGAAATTCGGCCATTGGCAGCCAATGTAATAACTGGAATTGCTGTTGTGCCACCATATACACCAGCTGTTGCGGATATTGTAGTGTAGTCTGTGTTGGCCACAAATGCTGCACCGTTAGCAACAGTAAATGCAGCATTGGCTTTTGCAAACGCACCGTTAGCATATATGCCGGCAGAGTTAGCTACAGAAAATACTAAGTTGTCTTGAGCAAATGCGGCGTTAGCTTGTGCAAACGCACCGTTAGCGTAGACTGCTGCTGAGTTTGCAATTGCAGAAGGAGCAGTTAATACAAGAGCACCACCGGAATATACTGAGTTTGCATATACGTTACCTGCAACTCCAAGACCACCTGATACCGTCAATGCACCAGTAGTAGTTGATGTAGATGTAGTTGTAGTCCCCACCAGAAAGTTACCGCTTCCATCAACAGTAGCCGCAACAGTTCCATTGTTATAAGCGAGTTTTACACCACGACTTGCACCACCTGACAAATACAAATAACCATCGCCACCAGCACCAGATGTGCCGCCTTGAATGTATGGCGTATCGTTAGAAGCATTGTTATTTAATTTAATAATTGGTGGGTTGTCAGATAAATGCAGAATTGATGATGGGCTTGTAGTACCAATACCCAACTGTCCGCTTGCGTTAAGCGTCATTGCTTGGGTAAAGGAGATGGCGTTACCTGCTGTGCCGGAGGGGGCGGTAAACCATTGATGACTACCGCCAGATTGTGTACAAAAGGAGGCAGCCGCCGTAGTTTTGTAAACATAGTTTGAGCCGTTGTTGTAGGCATTTTGAAATAACGAAAGAGCTAAGGTTTGATAGCTTGCAAGACTTCCAGAACCTAGTTCTATTGCCTTCCAATTTGATGCACCCCAAGCACTAGGAGTAACACCCAATCCAAAGTTGCCGCTGGAGTCAATACGGGCACGTTCGGAACCGTTTGTTACAAAAATAATTGGTGTTGCTCCAAGTGTTCCGATTCCATATTCAGAAGCAGAACCGCCTGTCAAGTATTTAGACGACCCAATGACAAATGTGTTTGTTCCGCTGTTTTGTAATTTAATGGCTGTGCCGTTCGTGCCCGTTCCATTAAAGTTTGCTACGTTGGTGTTGGCAGATGTAATATCTAATGCAGTTGCTGGAGAACTTGTACCAATACCCAAGTTACCGCTGGAGTCGATACGGGCACGTTCTGAGCCTGCGGTAGAAAAAACATAAGCACCAGATGACCCAGCAAGAAAATAACTGTTTGTGTTATCCCAATAGAAATAGGCTTTGTTGGTTCCGTTGTTTAAGAAATCAAGTTCTGTGTATTGGCTACCATCGTTGTCGATGGCCATGTTGTTGGTATTTCCGCCTTTGACTTTAAATCGGTATCCACCAGGACTTGTAGTTCCAATCCCCAAGTTACCGCTGGAGTCAAGACGCATACGTTCTGAACTATTGGTATAAAACCCTAAATAGTGAGAAGCACCATTTAAATAAACACCATCACCAGTTGCACCGCCGGAAGCATTAAAAAGCTGCAAACCACCTGAATCAGCAACTAAATAAAGTGGATATGAGCCTCCTCCACCTAATCGAGCAGAAGTTCCAGAAACATCCAACTTGTAAGCAGGCGAACTTGTCCCAATACCCAAGTTTCCAATAGCAGTGATAGAACCACCAACGTTAACGTTACCTGCAACTCCAACACCACCAGATACGACCAGAGAACCTGTGGTGTTTGATGTGGATGCGGTTGTGTTTGGGTGTACAACTTGTGATAACCCATTAAATGTAATTAAAGAACCAGTATTTGATAATGCGGCGTTAGCTTGTGCAAACGCACCGTTAGCGTAGACTGCTGCTGAGTTTGATTGAGTATATGCCAAGTTTGCTTGTATAAAAGCACTATTGGCCTGTATAAATGCAGCGGTAGTATTGGTTGTTACAGCTGTGATACTGGTGTTTTGAGTTGTTTCAATACCAAATAACAATGTTGTATTAGATGAAGCATTATTAGCCACACCAAATGCAGAGTTGGCATAAGAACCTGTTGTATTCTGTGACTGATATGCAGCATTGGCTTGTATAAATGCAGCTGTTGCGGAGTTTGTTGCTGATGTAATATTGGTGTTTTGAGTTGCATCCACACCTTGAGTCAATATGGTATTGGAAGATGCATTATTAGCGACCGTAAATGCTGAGTTGGCGTAACTGCCGGTTGTATTCTGTGATTGATATGCAGCGTTGGCTTGCGTAAAAGCACCGTTAGCATAAATTGCAGATGAGTTTGATTGTGTATAAGCTAAGTTCGCTTGTATAAATGCTGCGGTGATGCTAGAGTTTTGAGTTGCATCAATACCAAATATTAATACTGTATTAGATGCTGCGGTATTAGCCACACCAAATGCACTATTAGCATAAGAACCGGTGGTGTTTTGACTTTGATATGAGGCATTAGCCTGAATGAAAGCACCATTGGCAACAATAAATGCACTATTAGCTTGAGTAAAAGCTGAGTTAGTAAATGCTGTTAATGTTGTTGTGTTTGCTAGTTGTAAATCCCATGCAGAACCATTCCAAATCCATGTTTTGGAACCTACGGTAAACGTTTGATATAATGATGGTGAAGAAGGAAAAGTAATAAGTGACATGATTATCCTATGTATGCAACAGACCAGTTATCGTTACCATCAAAACTAATTGTGCCAGCAGAAACAATAAATTTTAAAGTATCTCCTGCGGCCAACTTAACAATACTTGCACCACCTGCATGGTTCATTGATGTATTGTTTCCAAATTCAATCATAATTACGGTCGTAAGAGTGCCACCAGTATTCTTTTGAATGATGATTTGTGATATTGCGTTATAACTGTTACTTGCGGTTCTTACAACAGCATCAACTTGATACAATCCAGCGATAGGTGCAGTGAATATACCGGTCGAACTATTCAAATAACTACCTTGGTTATAATCAACTACCCAATTACTGCTTGTCATTGTAGTAGTTGCACTAACTTGTCCGCCATTACCATATACACGGAATGCAGGACGGTTTGGTGAATAACCAGAATTGATACCGTTGACCGTCAAGTTACCAGAAAGTGTCAGGTCACCAGCATCAGTCAATGAAAAGTTTGTGATTTGATATGTACTATTAACAACTTGCAATTCACCGATAGATGATAAACGAATTGTCTTGCTTGCGTTGGTTGCACCACCTGAACCGTTTGTGAATTTTAAAACATCTGCATAACCTGTACCACCTTGTGTATTTGCAGAGTTGATGTTTATTGCAGAACCAGTTGTTGTTGCAGGTGTATATGTTACAAATACTTGTGATGCATTGGCTGTTGTTGCAACGATTGCACCAGGAGCTGTATTGGTTAATAAACCGGTTGGTCCAACTTCCGCCCATACAGGTGAAGATGGTGTTCCAAAGTTTTCATACATCACACCTGTATCAGCATTTGTCCAGTAGTCGTGTGAGTTTGCTGTTGCTGGTGCAGTATTTTGATAGTAGTTGAAAACACCACCACCTCCACCACCTCCACCACCAGTAGAGTAAGGTGTACCGTTTGCATAGAACAAACCATTGGTATATACTGCATTTGCATATACGTTACCTGCAACTCCAACGCCACCAGATACAACAAGAGAACCTGTGGTGTTTGATGTGGATGGTGTTGTATTTGGATATAAAACTTGAGACAGACCGTTGAACGTAATTAATGAACCTGTATTTGCTAGTGCATTGTTGGCAACTGTGAACGATGCATTAGATTGAATAAATGCCGCATTAGCTTGTATAAAAGCCGCAGTTGCATTAGTTGTAACAGCTGTAATGCTAGCATTTTGAGTTGTTTCAATACCAAATAACAATGAAGTGTTAGATAAAGCATTGTTTGCAACAGTAAATGCACCGTTTGCTTGAATGAAAGCACCATTGGCATAGATTGCTGCTGAGTTTGCTTCTGTATATGCTAAGTTTGCCTGAATGAAAGAACTATTTGCATATACACCAGCACTATTGGCTGTTATAAATGCACCGTTGGCATATACACCTGCACTATTAGCAACAGCAAACGCCGCATTTGCATAAACACCTGCGCTGTTAGCCGCCATGTATGCGGAGTTTGCATAAGAACCGGTAGTATTCTGTGAAAGGTACGCAGCATTTGCCTGTAAGAATGCTGAGTTTGCATAGATTGATGCACTATTGGATTGAGTGTATGCTAAGTT